GAAGAAGGTTTATTGCTTCAGCTCCCCCGTTTTTCTGTTCGACCCGAACACCGGCGCAGTCAAAAAGCTGCTGTCCGTCGCGCTGACCAATAACCCGGCGCTGGGCGACTTGGGGGCTGTTGATCTGGTTCGCCGTGCAACCTTGGCCGGGTTGCCGCTGGGCGCTTTGGCCAGCCAATTTATGAATCCCGCCGGGGGCTTGCCCGGAAACCAATTTGGAGAAACCGAGATGACCCCGGAACAAATTGCTGCGCTGACTTCCGAGCGCGACACCCTGAAAACCTCGCTGGCGACGCTGACCGCCGAGCGCGACAAGGCCAACACCGAACTCGTCGCGCTGCGCAAGCAGGTTGCGGATGACCAGGCCACCGCCGACGCTGCCAAGCGCAAGGAAACCATCGAAGCCGCGCTGACTGCCGGCCATCTGATTCCGGCCCAGAAGGAATTCGCCGAATCGCTCGATGCGGCCGCGCTGACCAAGTTCCTCGACACGCTCAAGCCGGTTTCGATCTTGACCCAGCAGACCGATGGCAAGCCCGCCGCCGGTCAGCTGTCGGAAACCGAACAGGCGTACTGCACCAAGCTCGGCGTTTCACCCGAAGAATTTCTGGCGGCCAAGGCGTAAGCCTGACTACCAGCCCATAACGAACAGGAGAACCTCATGGGAACGCAACTGACCCAAGCACAGATCGATGCTCTGAAAACCACGCTGGTCGCCCGCTGGAATGCCGGCCTCAAGCTCTCGCCGGATGACTGGAAGAAGATCGCCAAGCTGGTGATGTCCGATGGCAAGTCCAATACCTATGCCTGGCTGAGCAACTTCCCGGCCTTCCGCCAGTGGGTCGGTCAGCGCCTGCACAAGGTGTACAAGGAAAACGCCTACAACGTCGTGAACCGCAAGTTCGAAGCGACCGTCGACGTGCAGGTGACCGATATCGAGGATGACAACCTCGGCATGTACGGTACGCAGGCCGAAGGCGCCGGTCAGGCTGCGACTGATCTCAAGAATGATCTGATCTTCCAGGCGATTGCTGCCGGTTTCGCTGCGACCTGCTACGACGGTCAATACTTCTTCGACACCGACCACCCGGTTTATGCGAACGAAGACGGCACTGGTGCCGTGACCAATGTCAGCAACGTCCAGGCCGGTGCCGGTGCGCCATGGGTGCTGTTGTGCACCAAGCGTGCCGCATCGCCGATCTACCTGCAGGAGCGTACCCCGGCCCAGTTCGTCGCATTGACTTCGCCACAGAACACCAACGTGTTCGATTACGACGTCTACAGCTTCGGCGGGCGCTGGCGCGGCGAGGCCGCCTACGGCTTCTGGCAATGCGCGTTTGGCTCGAAGGCCACGCTTAGCGCCGCGAACTTTGAAGCGGGTTACGACGCCATCGCCAATTTCACCGGCGACGGTGGCCGCAAGTTGGGTGTTGTCGCTGACACGCTGATCACCGGTTTTGCCAACCGTGCTGCTGCCGAGGCGATCCTGCTCAAGGCCAACCTGGCTAACGGCGAGTCGAATACCAACTTCAAGCGCGTCGAGTTGATCGTCACGCCCTGGATGTAATCAACAACCCACCCGCGCCCATGCTGCCAAGCCCTACCAACCGCCTCGGTGGATTGGTAGGCCGGCAGGGATAGCGGTAAGGAGAAACGATGAAAACGCTTTATGTTCGTGTGCAGCCCAAGACTGGTCAGGTCAGTTTTTTCCGCTGCGCCATCCTGTTTACGCTGGCCTGGTCGCTGGTAGTCCTCGATGACGCTACCGCCGCCCGCCTGCAATCCGAGCAGATGCTGGAGGTGTCGGAAACGAAGCCGGCCGATTACGTGGAAGTGACGGCAGGTGATAGCGCCGAATCCACGACGGTCGTCGTTGCCGGCACCTCAGCGCCTGCGCCTGATGCGGTCGTCGTCGAAGCCCCGGTCATCGTCGAAGCCCCAGCTGTTGTCGAAGCCCCGGCTGTTGTCAAAGCCCCGGCCAAGAAAAAGGCCGCAAAGTAAATGGCCTTCGCCACCCGCGCCGATCTGCTCGCACGCTCCAATGCGCGCCGCCTTGCCAATCTGGCCACCCCGGCCGATATGGCAATGCCGCCTGAGGATGCGCTGCGGGTCGCAATCGCGGGTGGCTCTTTGGCCGGATACAGCACCGAGGCGCAGGCATCGATTGCCGGCGCGCTCGATGCGATTGATAAGGCGCTGGCCGATGCCGATGCGCTGATCCTCTCTTACGGCATTGCTGCCACCGCGCAATCAACGCTGCTGGCGCGCATCTCATCGACCATCGCCCTGTATTACCTGCAGGGCGCCGAGAAGATGACTGACGATGTGCGCAAGGCCTACGAGGGCGAGGTCGCTACCCTCAAGGCACATAGCCGGGGCGATCTCGATCTCGCGCCGACTGCGCCCACCGTACCGCTGATTACTGAAAACCTGGTGTTCATCGAAAGCACGCCGGGCCGCTACCCGGGCTACGTGCCGGGAGATGACTGGTGATCTCGCTGACGCCCGTGATTAAGCTGCTCAAGCCAGCCCCGGCCGGCTTCGCCCATCCCTGGTTTCGCCAGGTTGCCGGCGCTGCTGAATACGCCCGGCTGCGCATCGAGGAGTTGCCACTGCCTGCCGCCTGGGTTGTCCGAGCTGCGGATCGCGTGCGGCATGCCGGTGAGCGCCTGGAAGATGTTGACCTCGCCTTCGATGTCGTCATTGCCATCGAAAACATCCGAACCCATGCCGATGGCGAGACGGATGACGTGCTGCTGGCCTACCGGCTTGCCGTCAAGGATTTGCTGCTCGGCTGGGAAGTGGCCGACGAATCCGACCCCATCAATTTCGCAGGTGGCCAGGTGATCGAATACACCGATGGCGACTTGTACTGGCGAGACCGCTACGTGTTCTCGGCCCTGATTACCAATTACCTGCCGGACCCATTGCCGGCGCAAACCGACCCCGGCATCAATCGACTGGAGAACTCCGATGAGCATTACCTTTAGCGAAATCCCCGACGCACTGCGTTACCCCGGCGCCTATGTCGAAATCGACGGCAGTGCAGCCGGCCTGGGCGGTGATCTGCCTATCGTGCTGCTCGTCGGCCAGAAACTGGCCAGCGGTACGGCTCCGGCTGGTGAAATCGTTCGGATCGCCAGCCCGCAGGATGCTGTCGACAAGGCCGGTGATGGCTCGATGCTGGCCCAGATGGCCGCTGCCTACCGCAAGAATGATCAGACCTTTGATGTGTACCTGCTGCCCTATGCCGACAACCCGGCTGGCGTGCAATCGCATGGCACCCTGACGGTGACCTCCGGCCCGACCGAAGATGGTGTGCTCTACATCTACATCGGCCAGCGTGCTGTCAGCGTGGGCGTCACTGCCGGGATGACCCCGACGCAGGTTGCCACGGCCATCGCTGCTGCAATCACAGCTAAGGGCACGTCTATCCCCGTGACTGCTGCTGCCGCGCTGGCCGTCGTCACGCTGACGGCCCGCCACAAGGGCAGCATCGGCAACGATATTGACCTGCGCCTGAATCTCTACGGCGAAGATACCCCGACCGGCCTTGTGTTGGCCATTGCCGCCATGTCCGGCGGCACCGGTGACCCGGACCCGGGCGACCTGAGCGCCATCATCGGCAGCCAGCGCTGGTTCCGTTATATCGCGATTGGCATCAACAATGCCGCAACCATGGCCGCGTGGAATGCCGAAAGCCGTGCCCGCTACAAGCCGCCTATCCAGCAGGGGTTCCGTGGATTTGCTACGTTCCGTGGCGGTTTCGAAGGGGCGGCAACGTATGGCGAAACGAAAAACTACGAGCATATTTGTACGCTCGGCATCGAGCTGAATCCTTTTACCACCTGGGAAATGGCGGCATGGCTTACTGCTGCTGCTACGCCAAAGCTGTGGAATAACCCGGTGATCTCGCTTGAAGGTACGCCGATTGCCGGACCGGTTGGCGTTAGTAATTTCAACTTCCAGCAAGCTAACAGCCTGCTCTACAAGGGCATCAGCCTGATGGAAGTCGCCAAGGATGGCAGCGTCTACATCAAGCGCCTGATCTCTATGTACCAGACGCGCAGTGACGGCAGCACCGACGATGCCTATCTCGACATCAACGTCGCCGAGGTGATGGAGCGCATCCGCTACGAGCAGCGCATCGGCGCGATCCAGCGCTTCCGGGGAACCGTTGCTGCCAAGAGCGACGAAGGCTTCCGCCCCGGCCTGCCGATCACGACCGAGGACGGCGTGCGCGCCTATCTGCTCAGCCTCTACAAGAATGAGCTGATGGCAAACAAGGGCTGGGTCCAGGGCTACAGCTACTACAAGCAAAACCTGATCGTCGAGCAAAACAGCGATAACCCTAGCCGCTTCGATTTCCGCGACGACCCGGTGATCAACAGCCCGTTCTACATCCTTGCCGGCCGCTCGCGCTTCCGCAAGGCCGTGCCGACGTTCTGATCAGCCCGCTACCGACACAAGAAAGGTTTAAACCATGGCCCAAATTACTAATATCCGCACCGTGTCCGTGCCCAGCATCGGCAAGCTCTCGCTGGGCGAGAAGCCGGGCACCTTCACGCCCAGTGGCGTAAGCCGCAAGCACGTTGCCGGTCGCCTAGCCGAAGACGGCGGCTACACCGAATCCGGCACGCCGGCCAAGCTGGAGCTGAGCGTCAACCTGCTGGCCGGCATCGATGTTGCCGCCCTGGGCGCCATCAAGGATGAGGATGTCACGATCCGCCTGAGCGACGGCACGGTCTGGATGATGTCCCAGGCCTTTGCCGAGGGTGCAGTTGCGATCAGCGATGGCGAAAGCAAGCTGACGCTGGTCTCCAACGCCTCTGAAAAGATCAGCTGATCATGTCCGGCGGCCAAGGAAGTAGCGACGGCATCATCCATCTGCGCGGGAAGATCGTCGGCGGGAAATTGGTGTCGTTGCTTGATCATGCGGGCAACGAGATTGGGGCCCCGGTGACGGTGGTTACGAATGAAGTCACCGGGATGGTTACAATTTCTGGACCCAGTGGCAGTCCGATCCAGATGTATTTGACGCAGACGCAATACAACGCTCTTGTCGCTGCCGGTCAGATCGTATCGACCTGCCTCTACATCACGTCGGGAGCCTGAATCATGGCTATGTATCTAGGCTTAAATCCCGTCGCGGCAGCCCTCGGATCGGTCCCGCAAGGCAGCGGCGCAGCCGCATATCTTCAGCCATATTCCGCTGGCGCATCTCACGTTTCGACTATCGGCGCAACCGTAGCGCCTGCAAAATTCACCGGGTCAATCTCTGGTACGGTGCTGACCGTTACTGCCGTTGCCTCCGGCGCGCTCTCTGTCGGCCAGTATGTCTCCAGCCCGGGGAATGCGATTTCTAGCGCCGGATTTCGGCCGTATATCGTGTCGCTCGGCACGGGTACGGGCGGCACTGGCACATATAGCATCAGCTTTTCGCAGACCGTCGCCAGCACGTCTCTGCTCTCCTACGGGTCCGCGTCCTCAATGGCGTTTTACCACAGCGCAGACCCGGCATGTTTTACGTATTTCGGCGGCGGAAAGGCTGCAACGTCGGGCGTGTCTCAGCTTTACTCGATCAACTCGACTTGCCCATCAGCATCTGACAATAATTTCCCGCAATTCATCGAATTTGACTACACGGCGCGATATTTCGAGGTTATCCAACAGGCGCTTTCCTCGAATTCGAGCTGCGGCTTCACACTGTTTGTCGACGGCGTTCGTCAAGATCGGCTTGGGACTATCTGCGGCCCAACATCAGCCACAAACGACATCTATGTCACGCCGGTTGATCTTGGCTCGACCGGGTCGAAAAAGGTCACGATCTACATCGACAATGGCTTTGTTGGCATCTTCGGCAGTGTGGCACCGACGCTATCTACCCGTGAGCGAAACGGCAAGGTGCTTGCTATTGTTTCTGATAGCTGGGCCGGCGGCGCAAACGCTGGCGGGATCGTGCGAAACTGGCCGCTCGAAGTCATGCTACAGACCGGCCATGATGATCTAATAAATCTGTCCGAAGCGGGCACGGGCTGGATGAATGACTCGCTTGGCACAGAGCTTTACAGCGGGTCACGCGAACAGTATGGTAGCGTCAAGCGGTGCTCCGCTATAGCTCGCCCAACGACGTTGATCTACGCGGGATCAGTCAATGACGTTTCGATGGCGTCCTACAATACCGTGCTCAATACTCGCGTAACGCGGGGGATCAACAGGGCGCTCTCTGGGTGCCCGGCAAACATGAAGACTTATGTCTTCGGGGGCCAGTACGTAAATTTGTACGCGAAGGCATCCTACACACCACTGGATACGCAGATTGCCTCCGGGATTGCTGCATCTTCCTACGCCGCCCGCGTCAAGTTTTTAGCCTGCACCTCCGACTACACGATGACAGGAACGCCGTGGCTTACCGGAACCGGGACGGAAGCTGCTGTAGCGGGCGACGGCAACAGCGATTTGTATGTCACATCGGACCACAAACACCTGAACGCAGAAGGGCAACTCTGGTGGGTTAGCAAGATCGTTGCTGCCATCGCAGCCAACCCCTAATTCACAAACCGCTCAATGTTATTTTTCCACACCAGATACGCAGTGCCGAGTAGGTGCAAGCCATCTGGTGTGAATTGCGGCAGCAGGCCGTCGCTTTCGGACGTTATTCCGTCATTGATGTTGATGTATTGGATTTTGTTTTCGGCTGCAAATTTTTCTAGTTTTGCGTTGAGCATGCGTGTTTCAGCAAGCCGTGCGCCGCATGTGCTCTTCCGACATTCAACTGTCGATTGAATAAAAACAGTGATTCCGTTGCTTTGGAGTTTGTCAACAATCTTGATGTAGTCAGCAAATGTCTGATCGATGCTTTTTCCGGAAATTAAATCGTTAGTTCCAGCTGATAGGAATGCTTTGTTTGGTTTTACGGAGGTGATTTGATCAATGCGACGGAGGATGTCATCGGTGCGATCTCCTCCAATCCCGCGATTTGCAATTCGCTTTCCGGGGAATATTTCGTTCCACAGGCCCCACTCAGTAAGCGAGTCGCCAACCATGACAACGTCTGATTGAGGGCTGAACATTTGAAACATGACATTTCTCGGCTTGATCTCTCCATCCATGACCAGGCCGCCGCCAGCAAGTTTGTTTTTTATGTACCGAACGTACTCAAACGGGAAAAGCTCACGATATACCGTGATTCCGCCCCAGAAGTAGCCGATCAAAATAGCGGCAGAAATCAGTGCAATGGCTTTGTTTAGCCCGATTGTTTTTGTTTGATTGTTCATTTTTAGGGTATCTGACATGACTATGCGATTTTCTCATGCCGTAACGTGTCGGTCCATACTTGCCAGTTCCAACTGATTTTCTAATCCCCTCTGCACCGTGAACACAAACCCGCTTCGGCGGGTTTTTCTTTATCCGTAAATGCTGGCTTATCGGGAAGAATCTAGGCGTTGATGTTCAACCAATCCAACCTGCGTAGATAACTGCCATGCCAGAAAAAGACCCTGCAAATTGGAATTTCGCTCACTTTTTCCCGTGGCTTACAACGTTCGGAATCAGCCTTGCCGCAACGATTGCACAGTACGCGCAGAAGGTCCGAAGTGGGGAGAAGTTTGATTGGCGATCCTTGGCGCTCGACGCGGCGATCTGCGTATTTGTTGGCTTCGTTACGCACATGATCTGCGTTGCCTCTGGGATTGACGAGGTGTGGCGATCGGTTCTTGTGGCGATCAATGCGCACATGGGAACCAGGGCAGCAATGCAGTGGGAGAAACTGCGAGACCGAGTGCTTGGAATTGGCGGAGATACAGCATGACCGCTTGCGAATTCACCCTTGTTCGTGGCGCGTCAGTTCGTGTTGATGGACGCGAAAACTTTACGCCAGGCGAACTTTTCTACAACGGCCAGCACTTCGCATTCACTTGCGAAGACGAAGACCGTCACCTTGAAAGCGGATCGGAGAAGGTCTATGGACGCACTTGTATACCGCGTGGAACCTACTCGCTGGAAGTCTCATGGTCGCCGCACTTCGGAAGGCGGCTTCCCGCAATTCTCAATGTTCCTGGTTTTTCAGGGATTCGATTCCATGGCGGAAATCGCGCTGAAGACTCACTTGGTTGCGTACTCGTCGGGAAGGTTCCTACTTCAACTGGCGTTGCTCAATGCTCGGCTGTTGTCGATCGGCTTATCTCAGTCCTCGACTCGATAGAGGATGGCGGCAAGGTCGCAAGATTGGAGATTCGCTGATGCCTGTGATCACCAATCTATTCACCGGAAAAGACAACACAACGCATGACATTGGCCGATGGTCATGGGCCATTTCGTTGTTTGGCGTGTTTGCGTTCGCTGCTGCAAATATCGTTCTTGGCAAAGAGGTTGATCTATCTGCGCTTGGAACCGCGGTCGCGGCGGTCGTCGGAGCGCACGGTGCGGCATTGTGGGCAAAGAAAGAGAGCGAACCGCAATGACGCCTTTCGACATCGCAATCAAGTGGCT